TTTTATTATTTGTTTTTGTAGGGTGGCGTTTTTCGCCAGGGGTACCGGTGGCACTTTTCGCCACTACTCCACTGTCATTTTCTGCCACTGGTGGCACTTTTTGTAACTGGTGGCGTTTTTCGCCACTGGTGGCACTTTTCGCCACTGATTTATTTTCAACGTTAGGAAGATCTTTCACTAAATAGAATTCAGTCGTTCTTCCAGCTGTTTTAACAGTACGAATCAAACCAACTTCTTCAAGCTCTTTAAGGATTTCATAGATAGTCTTATCTCGGTTAATGCCAGTGAATTGTTTGAATTGCTCAATAGAAATAAAATCACTCTCTTTCTGCCAGCCAGTCGTTTTACGAGCCACCAACAAATAGGCTTTTACAGCGTTACCAGAAAGGGCAAACATCACTTCATCTACAAAAGCATTAGGGATCTGAAAAGAATTAGGGATAAATTTGCTCATAGCATTAACTCCGAAGCGTAACGTTGTGCGATCCATTGAATGCCTTTCGATGTCACGCGAGTTTGTGTAAAGTTGTGACCGTGCTCCGCTGTACCAGTTTTTACAGTAAATAAGCCACGGCTTTGTTTGTCTGAATATGGAATAAGATTGCCTGATTGACGATATAACGCTTTATCACGCTCTAGTGCAGCAATCATCGCTTTCTCTGACATATTTAAGATTTTTGCCGTTTCGCGTAATGATTTTGTCGTGCCAATATCAACGTAAAGATCCACAAAGTCCGCTTTAGGTTTCATCGCTTTGTTCTCTAATGCTAAAGCTTGTTTCTCTTTCTCTGATGCCACCAACTGCTCTAAGGCTTGAAGATAATTCTGCGGTAAAAGTGCGGTCGGATTTTGTTGGTTTTCTAACTCTTGCCAACGATCAATAACTGCCGCTGTAAATTCTGGTGAAAACTGAGCAACTAAAATATAAGTGTCGCGCTTATTCAAAAAATACTCATAGTAGATTTGACCATTCTGTGGGTGGGTGTACGGTTTCGGCTGATACCCCCCAATCACACCTTTTGAAATAAGCATTTCAATGCTTTTGCACACGTCACTATGTCTAGAATTAACAAGTTTTGTTATTTCTCGACTGCTCATTGTTAATGCGCTTGCATTTTTATCATTAATCGGTAATAATTCATTCATCTTGTGAACTCCTTGCGAGTGTAATTAACCATGGTGGCCGCCATGGTTTTTTATTGCCGTTTATTAAGTGAAATCACACATTCAATCGAATGTTGTGTTGCCGCTAAATGTTTATTTAATAACTTACGGATCAAATCTTCTTCATTACTGGTGATCTCACCATCAGCAAGCGCGCTTTCTAATGCTTCAAATAACAATCCACGAGCGGATAACTCATGTAATTGAATTTTTGCCATTTCTACTGCATCTAAATCATCTACACAGGTATCAGGTACAAAACGTCCACCAGCGGCACGGCATAATTCTTCAATAAATTGTGTGCAGCCATATTCAAGTTGAATAGCAATCAATTCTTCATTTTTGAACCGTTGGCCCTTTGTTTGATATAGACGATTATTTAATTCACTTTCAGTAAATCCCAAGAATCCAGCTACCGCACTTTTCCCCCCTGGAATATGCTCAATCATCTCTATAATGGTTTGTTTCATTGCCATAATTTTCGCCTTATTTTTATGGTTTTATTTTCTATTGTTATTGTTAAATTAGCTCCATACATCGGGACGTAATTCAGCTTTTCTTACGGTCTTGTTGGTTTCGGTCTCTATCTTTTTAGCTAAGTAAATAGGAGTTTTAGATTCACCTGTTTCAATTTGTCTTAAAAACGATGTTGAGATCCCAAGCTTTCTCGCAAATTCAGCTTTAAATCCACGGGGGCGATTTTCTAAGTAGTCTTTAAGTTTCATTTCACCTCCATATAAAAACTAAATACAGTTTAGCATTAACTAAATATAGAAAGCAATAAAATTTAGTGTTTGCTAGTTTAGCTGTTACTAAATATTATTTGGGAAATAGGAGAGTTATATGAGTTTAGATAAAAACACGCTCACGCTAATAAGAAGAGATAACTTGAAGAAGTGGTTTTCAGATAAAGTCGTTCCTGAAAAAGACAGAAGCTACGTTTCTCAATTAATCAGTGGCAAAACCCCTTCATTTGGAGAAAAAGCCGCAAGAAGATTGGAAATGGAAAATAATATGCCCGCTTTTTATCTTGATGCGCCACAAAGTAAAACAACTGAAAATATCTCTTCAAACATAAAAGATCTGGGTTCCTTTGATTTGTGGGATAGAAACACGCCATTAAATAGTGATGAAGTGGCGGTGCCTTTTTATCAAGATGTCCGACTTTCTGCGGGTAATGGGTTTGCAGATGATATCGTAGACTATAACAACTTCAAATTGCGTTTTTCAAAATCAACACTACGTAAACAAGGTGTGCAGTACGAAAATGCGGTATGTGTAATTGCTGACGGTAACTCTATGGAACCTGTTATTCCAGATGGAACAACGGTGGGAATTGATTTGGGCAATAAAACCATTAGAGATGGGAAGATATACGCAATAAACCACGGTGGATTGCTGAGAATAAAACTACTCTACAATATGCCTAATGAACAGGTGAAAATCCGTAGCTATAACAGTGATGAGCACCCTGACGAAATAGCAGAATTACAAGACATTTCAGTGCTTGGTAAAGTGTTTTGGTATTCGGTGTTGTTGTAGCGGCTGAGTGGTGGGATATTTTCTATTTATTGTCAATGGGTTAATTTTCGATTGTAAATATTGACAATAAATAACTTATTTATAATTAAAGTTTTTATTGACTATATGTTATCTATTAATGTTATACTAGTGCCACTAAAAGGTAGTTACAAATGTCAAACGCTGACAAATTATTACAAAAGTTAAAAAAAGAACCTCCACCAAAGGACTTCACCTGGGACGAGCTGAAGGTTCTTTTATGTTCTATTGGGTTTGAGCCAAAACAAGGTAATGGTTCAAGGGTTAAATTTATTCACCCTGACTTGAGCTACCCAATAAGCATCCATCGCCCACACCCAGGAAATGAATTAAAAAGATATGTTATTGAGCAGATCAAAGATGCTCTTGATGAATTATCACTAGGATAAGGTTAAACGTTATGTCACAAACTTTTGAATATAAAGATTTCATCGGAAGCGTTGAAACATCCATTGAAGATGGCATTCTCTTCGGTAAAATTCTATTTATTAACGCTCTGATAACCTATGAAGCGGAAACATTAAGAGACTTAAAAAAAGAGTTTGAAGATGCAGTTGATGATTATTTGGAAATGTGTCAAGAAAATGGTATTGATGCGATTCGTTCTTTCGCTGGTAAATTTAATGTAAGAATTCCGCCTGAATTGCACAAGAAAGCTGCAACTATGGCAGCGAAACAAGGAATAAATCTAAATGCTTTTGTAACTGATGCTATTAGTCATCAAGTCGCTGCCTGCGAGCGGGAAATTCCTACAACATACAGATATATGGAACAACAATTAACTATAACGGCCACTAAGGTAAATGATTTTGATAGCAATACCACTGCTGCGCGCATTAATTCTAAAATAGTGGAGGTAAGTTATGCAAATTGAGAAAAGAATATCATACATAAAATATGTGATCAGAGAGCTTTCCTTCAAAGAATACGAAGGAAAACTAAGAGAAGAACTCAATGTAATTGATCTTGAACTGGGCTATTCTCAACCAAAACTAAGTCATATTAAGGATAATAATTTAGCGATCATCCCATTGAAATTTAAACTATCTAGCAAGGAGGCATTCTTCTTAGAATGCCGGCTTGATGTGGGGTTTAATGCAAATGACGCAGGAATTAAAGAAATAAATGAATTTAAGAATTTAGTAAATGACAACAAAAAATACTTTACTAAATATATTCAAGGAGCTATAAATTCCATTATATTAGACACAACGAAAAACACTGCATATAGTCTAAATGAGATATTCGAAGTTCCTACATTTAGCTATGATATGAATAAATAGATAAACCGCCATCGTGGCGGGTTTTTTTTTTTTTTTTTTTTTTTAATTC